ACGCGTTTTATCTCCGGGCAGCCCATCGACCTTGAGGGCATCAAACAAGATAAGATTCTATTACCAAAGGTTTTACCCCGAGGTCTTAGAGATCTAATCGAGTTAGGTGACCCTTGAGCCATTCGGTGATCGTTGACATTGTTATCGATCAGTCGAGCGCTGCTAGGAGGAACGCCAGTGGACCTAACGACTATCACTAACGAAGACACTCATGATCCGTCAGCAATTTCGGATTATGAGATTCTTCGTTTTTGGCAGTCGTTAGGTAGACCAAAGCTTCAACATCAATGAAAGGAATTCCATTGAACCGTTAAGGCGGGTCCTAACGGACCCGGTCTGCAAGGAGCCCTAGCCGATTTATATAAGATTAAGGAAAGTCCATGGTTAGTGGATTCTTTCAAGATCTTTTATCCGGAAGAGGCTCCTCTGTGGAGACTGTTAAACTCCACATCTCATCCTCATCTTAATCTATTACTTCAATATTTCTCAGTCGTTCCAAAACGGCTAAGGAAGTTGAGTGTAAAAGATGACAGAGAGGCTAAGAGCAGAATCTTTGCTATCCTTGATTACTGGTCTCAATCTGCCTTAAAGACCTTACATAAGGAGACTTTCCGTCTTCTTAAGAAGCTCCCAGGAGATTGTACCTTTGACCAAGGACGTCTTTTAGATGCTTTTAGCAAAGATCAAAACGGTCACTCATACCACAGTATAGATTTGAGTGCAGCAACCGATAGGTTCCCAATTTTAATACAATTGCGATTACTAAGGTTACTGACTTCTCAACCTGTTTCTGAGGCATGAAGGAATATTATGGTCGGAGGAGAATTCACCCTGAAGGGAACCGCGGTAAAATACCGTACAGGTCAACCTATGGGGGCTTATTCTTCCTGACCTATATTCACTTTATCTCATCACATGATATGTTTCATCGCAGCTATGAGAGCTGGGTTAACCCAGCGTCAAGCTAAAAGATGTTACATGATCTTGGGTGACGATATAGTGATCCATCATGATGTTGTGGCAATGAAATACCGTGAGATTCTTCAAAATCTTGGTGTAGAAGTAAACGCCCAGAAAACTCATACCAGTTTACACTGTTTTGAGTTCGCTAAACGTTGATTCTACCATGGTCTTGAAGTTTCTCCGTGACCAATCCATGCGCTCGTCTCGAGTTTAGTTCACTGACCACAGGTGGTCGAACTACTCTCGAACGAGGTCGTAAAGAGAGGTTACGCATCGATCTTAGGTCTGAAAGAAAACCTTGATACCTTCCATATGCTATATGAGCGTAAACGTCTAGGACAGCAAATCCAAAAACGTATACAACTATATAGCCGACTTCCCTGTTTCCATCTCTCCGATTCCGGCACCGCAACCAAGAATATTCTTGATATATATGCGATGGTGAAACCGACAGAGACAATTCTTCCGTCAGAAGTTTTGGACTACTTTACAAAAGCAGCCAACGTACTTGTGCGGAAAGAACTGGGGAAGGGTATCACATCAGTGTCTCGTGCTCTTGATGGAGTTTACTCCGTCTTCGAGAAACTTGACCTGATGGGGGGTGGTAATGCCCCTAGTCACTCTCTCGACCTTCGGACGTTCTCCCTAGATGACGTACCACAAATTAAAGTATTCACGGATCTGGCTGATCCGGAATGCCAAATTTTGGGTAGCGTACCAATAGGAAAGAACTTAACTAAATGAGATGAATTCTGAAAAGCTTGAAAACAAATAGAAATTCTAAATGTTCCAAAGTTTAACGGAATCATCCCATTAAGATCGAAGGACGCAAAAGCTGGGTCCCAGTCTCACCTAGGGTTACAATTGATAGCTTGACTAACTAAGAACAACCAAGAAAACGTTCTTAATGAAATCGAGCTATTCAATAATCCCCCTCGGCGAGTAAGAAAACGTAAAACGGTCTCTTAGGAAAAGGGACGACTCTGCCTACACCATTACTTATCGCAAGGTTCGTATCTGTATAACAGACAGCAAACCAATCGGGGAATGATAACCAACTGCCCCATTGGGGAGCAGGTTAAACAGACCTTTCGAACGCGGTAAGTACCAACCATTTTTTAAGGTTGGGGGGTTGGTGTAGAGCTATCCCGTGCAAAACACGGGAAAACCCCACGGTCTCTTAGGAAAAGGGACGACTCTGCCTACACCATTACTTATCGCAAGGTTCGTATCTGTATAACAGACAGC